AAAACGCGATGCCGTCCCGCCGGTCGGCGAGCGCCGCGGCACGGCCCTGTTCCACGGTGCCGAGCCACCACGTCGAGGTTGCATCACCCGCGGTCGAACATTTCAGCACCTGCGCGTTCGGGCGGGTCGCCTGCGTCGGCACGATCGCCTGGTCCAGTTGTTGGCCGCGCACGAAATCGAGCGACCAGCATTCGTCGACCACCACGAGGTCGGACACTTTCGAGTGAAGCCCGGCCGGCGTCGGCGGGAACGGTCGGATCAGTCCCGCGGTCGGCGACCACCGAATGTGCTCGGACCCGGCGGCCAATCGGAGGTGCGCGACCTCCCCGAACTCGGCGAGGAGCGGCCAATGTTCGTTCACGAGCCAGTCGACCGCGTCCTTACCGGTCTGCATCGTGAACCACACGCGCGCGCGCCGGACGGTGATACCCCGGTGGTCCATCGTCGCGCCGAACAGCGTCGTTTTTCCCGACTGGCGCGGGACCGTCACTAACACCAGCTTGTAGGGGAACCGGCCGGCGTCGTCGACCTCGAGCGCTACGTCGACCACGTACCGTTGCCACGGCATCAGCGGCCGGCCCTGCGCCGCGGCCATCCGCGCCACCGCACCACCGAACGTCGGCCGCTCAGGACTCCGCCGGGTCGCTAGCGCCGGGGCCGGGCCGAGAGATTTCGGCCAACCACACGTCGAACGCGTCGGCGGTGCGAGTGACAGGACCACCGGTCAAGCCTGCCGCGCGCCGCAAGTCGAGGTACACCGCGTTCGCACGCGAAACACCGTCGGTGTCCGAGGCCGCCTCGGCCCGGTCGACCGCTCGAGCCTGCGCGCGCAGCGCGGCCCGTTCGGCCTTGCCGATTTCCGGTTTCGTGCCGAGCTCCCGGTCGAGTCCGGCCTCGACCCGGCCGGGCCGGGGCCGGTCACGGCCGACCATGGCCGTTTCGGACTGCCGCCCGGTCGTTCGGGAGGAAAACGGCCGCTGTGTACGGGATGCGCGCGCCTTCACCACCAAAAACGCGCATGTGCACCTGACGCGCGCGTGCCGGCACGTCGAACGCGCGCAATGCACCATCCTTGAGCAACCGCGCGATTTTTTCTACACCGGGGCACGTCATGGTGACTGTGCCTCGGTGCGGGGCCGTCGTCGTGTGTGGCGGCGGGCAGGTGTGGCCGGTGTTGTGGTGACACGACGTAACACGGTCTCGTCGTCGCGTTGCTCTGCGTACATGCGGTCCTGTAGTCCGAGCACCGCTATCGATTGGTTCAGTGTGGCGGCGGTGATGCCGGCCACGGTGGCGGCGTCGGCGTCGGCCTGTGCGAACGCTCGCAAGGTGGCACGTGTCGGGCCTGCGTACTGTTCGGGCATGACGTGATAGGTGAGTGTCGAGTCGTCGACCGGGTCGGTGAGTAGTTGCCAGTCACGTTCGCGCCGTTCTCGTCTGAGCCAGTCCTGGTGCCGGTACACCGACAGGCGGCACTCTTTGCATACCGCTTGTTTGCGTCGCCGGCCGGTGTTCGGGTCGACCATGAGCTGTGACTCGCAGGTGATGTTGCTACAGGACACGCAGTAGTCGTGTCGGTGGCCGCGGTGGTATCGGTTGGCGCGGCGTGCTCGAGGACTCCAATACCAGCGCGGCACCTTGTAATGGTTTCGTTCGCGGCGACCCGAACAGGACCAGCCTTCAACGCAGCCGATGCGCTGCGCGTATCGGGCGGTGAGCCGATATTCGATCCGGTGCGGCCATCGGAAGAATGTGTCGCGGGTGCCGCGGCATTGCCAGGCCCGCCAGCCGGCGAGGACCAGTAGCGCGAGGACCAGTAGCGCGAGCGTCAGCATGGGAACTCCTAGAGCGGCGGTGTGTCCTGTATGGGTCGGCCCCATGCGTGGCGGGGCCGGTAGTGCGGTTCGGCCATGCTGGTGAATCCGTCGAGCGTGTCGAGCCCCTCGAGCGGGCAGTATCCGGGATCACAGAACGGGCACGGCCCACACGCGCAGAGCAGGTTGTGTGCGGCGTCGGCGAGGTCGACCAGGTTCGTTTCGGTCGGCTTGTCGGCCACGGCCCGGTACGCGTCGGCCCACCGTTGCGCCATTTCGGCGACCTCGGTGGCGGTCACAGGCGCAGGTCGGTGCCGAGGTTGCGCCGATCGTTCGTGTGCGCTGCGCCGCGCGCGGCGTTGCATGGCCGGCACGCGGCCCGCAGATTCGCGGGGTCGAACACCTGCCCGCCGTCGGCGCGGCTGACAATGTGGTCGACCTCGGTGGCGAGCTGTGTGCATTTCGGGCCGCGTATCTGACATTGGCCGCGGTCGCGGTCGAGGACCCACAGGCGCAGGAGCCGGTAGGCGCGGGTTTGTATTCGTGCGTCCGAGGTCGTCATGTGCCGCACAGTCCTTTACCGAGCGACAGGACACGCAGCGGCCCGCTCACAGGTACCGTCCGCTGCCGCCGAGGTCGAGGTCGACCGGCCGTTGTGGTGTGTCGAGCCCCCGGTCGAAATGCACCACGACGGTGCTGCCGTCGTCCCGGTCGCGGACCTCGAGGCCGGGCAGCGTCCGATCGGCGATGCGGTGCCGTTCGACCTCGAGGTCGGTGCAGCTGGTGAGGATTTCGGCGACGAGTCCGGCGAGCCAGTCGGCGAGCTCGGCGGACGGGTCGAGGTCGAGGTCGCCGGTCACCGGTCGGTGTCCCCGTCGAGTCAGGTCGCGGCCCACGATCCCCGCGATGTACCAGCAATCGGCGCAGGTCACGTCGCGAGGTATCGCGGTGATGCGTCGCGCGCCGGGGTGTCCGCACATGGTGCGGCCGCGGTTGCGGGTGCCGGTCAGGTGGACGCGCAGAGGTTCAGCCATCGGTTTCGCCTCTCGGTTCGAGGGCCGCGCGCGCGGCGGCCATTCCGCGCCGCGCACGTTCCCGTTCGAGGTCGTCGAGCGGCGCGGTTGCTTCCAGGTCGCCGGCTTGGTGGTAGTGGCGCGCGTGTGTGTCACGCGGTGTCGGCGTGTCGTGCGTGTCACGCGGTGTCGGCGTGTCACGCGGTGTCGTGTCACGCGGTGAGGGGCCAGCGTGACCAGGGGAGGCCGTGACAGGGGGACCCCCCCTTAAAAGGGGGTCCCCTGTCACGCCCCTGTCACGCTCCGTCTCCGACCAGGGATTTTCCATCTCCGAACGTGACACCGCGTGACAGGTTTTGTCACGCGCTGTCACGCTGCCGTTGTCACGCGCTGTCACGCTTTCGTTGTCCCGTTCGCGGTATCGACGCTGCCGATCGCGGGCGACCGCGCGCCGCTGGTCGGCCGCGTCGTCGACAGTCAGCGCCCAGATATCCGCGCCGACGCGGACCCAGGCCGCGCCGACCTCGAGCGCGGCGCGTGTCTGCGTCGTCGGATCGCTACCGGGCGGGCACACGATCACCAGCGACACGCTCACAGGATCAGCTCGAGCCGCGGGTGGTGTTCGGTGTCGGCGTGCCGTTGCGCGGCGGTGTAGGTGCGGTGCAGCGCCCCACAGGTGACGCAGCGGAACCGGCCCGGAACAGAAGGATGATTCCGGGCCGGTCCGCCGGCCGGCGCAGGACAACCAGCCGCGCCGGAGGTCGCCGGCCCGGTGCCCGGTGATGCCCGCATTTTCGGCGGCAGGTCGGCGAGGTTCACTCGTGCCGCCGGTCGTACCACAGGACTGCGCCGATCAGGATGAGGACCAGCACCGCCGCGCCGCCGATGGTGTCGAGCAGGTAGTAAGCAACGTTCACCGGTGACCTCCGAGCAGTCGGGCCGGCGCGCATGCTTCCAGGTATTTCGCGAGGTCGACTCCGCCGTAGATCGCGGCGAGGGGTTCGTCGTCGGCCCACAGGATCAGCGTGCCGTCCTCGGCCCGGCGGTGGGTCCACGGTCCGGCCGGGACCTCGGCCGCGAGCTCGGCGAGCCGTTCGTGTTCGGGGCCGTCGTCGAGGATCACCGGGGCACCTTGCGCACGGTCGGCGGCGGTGCGGGGACGGCCACCCGCCAGCGGGGCCAGGTGTGGTCGCGGCGGTGGCGGGTTCGGCCGGCGGCGGTGAGGCCGACACCGAGGCCGAACAGGACCGCGCCGACACCGAACAGGACCGCGCCGGCCAGCATCACCGGTCGGCCTCCTCGTCGCCGTCGAGCTCGGCCGGGGTCGACTCGAGGTATTCGATCAGGTGGTCGGCCTCGGTGGCGGTGAGGTCCGCGGCGGAGGTGAGGTCGCGGCCGACCACCTCGCCGGACAGGCGGAGCCGTTCGGCCCGGTCGGTGATGCCCCGGTCGCGGAACAGGCCATGCATGCGGTTGCGTTGCGCGTTGCGCATGCGCATCGGTTCGGCCTCGACCTCGTCGGCCTCGACCTCGGTGTCGGGCAGCTCGCCGGGCAGAGGTGGCAGCGCCGGAACCGGCGCGGCCACAGGCTTGACCGGTCCCGGCACCGCCGTCGGCGGCGACTGGTCCACCCCCATGCGTCGCCGTCGCCGTGAGGTCGCGGCCGGCGGAGCCATGGGAACCCCGTCGGCCGCGACACCTTCGTCGGCCGCGACACCTTCGTCGGCCTCCTCGAGCGCGCCGAGGCCGGCGACCACGTCCGAGAACATTGCCCGGACCAGCTCGGCCGACGCGCGCGCGGACAGCATCTGCCGCGGGTACGCGCGCCACGACGGTTTCCCCTCGAGCCGGGCGCGGCGTGCGTCGTCCATGGTCCAGGTGATGCGGGTGACCTCGGGGGTGCCGGCCCGCTGCCCGCACCACGTCACCTTGGTGTTCGTGGCCTCGTCGAGCCACAGCTTGTGCCCGGCGGCGAGGACGAGCGCCCGTTGTGATTCGGCCGCGATGAATGGCCGGCCTTCGATCACCGCGATTTTCGCGAGCGATTGCATGGGACCGAGGCCGACCTCGTCGCCGTACAGGATCGCCGCGGAAATCGCGGCCGCGTTGTTGCGCATCGGGCGGGGCACGAAATCGGTTGCGGCAATCGCCTTCGCGAGCTCCACCGCCGGGGCCATGAGATCGACCCACGAACGCCGGGCCGGCGCGTCGACCTCGAGCGGGAGCCGGGCGAGCGTCACGGCACCGACCACACGATCGCCCGCCGACCGGACCGCAGGCGCACGCGCTGCCCGGTATCGATCACCAGCCCCGCCGCGGTCAACTCGCTCCGGCGGGTGCGGAGCCCCGACGCGGACTGGTGCGGGTCGCCGGGGTAACGGTCGACGAGCGCGGTGTCGGTCATCGGTCCGCAGTCGCGCAGGAATCGGAGCACCGCTTGTTGGGAACGCCGAACGTAGGCCGGGTGCAGACTTTCGGCGGCCTCGAACGACGTGTGCGGGTCGCTGCGCCGGGCGCGGGTCCGGGCCTCGAACAGCGGCAATTGTTCCACGGTCATGCGACCGCCACCTCGGGCAGGATCGGCGCACCGACGGTCGCGGTGCGCTCGAGCGCCCGGAACGCGGCGACCTGTTGCGCGTACAGAAACGCGCGGAACGTGCCCGCGCCGATATCGAGCGGGAGCACGTCATAACCATCGGCGCGCAGGTGCACCGCCGCGGCGCGGGTCGGGGTCGGCATCGGCACCTCGGTGCCGTCGGCGTCGAGCATCGTCGCGCAATGCGCGTACGCGGCGGCCTGTAGCGCGGCCTCCGGCCACACACCGGACGCGGAGGTCTTCCAATCGAGGACCCACACCTCGGCCGCTCGGCCGAGCCGGGCGAGGAGGTCCGCCGCGCCCATGTACCGGTACTCGCGATTGATGACGGTGCACTCGACCGCGAGCTCGGCGACCTGCCAGTCGGTGAGAAACGCGAGGCATTGGTCGACGTGGTCGACGTAGGGTTCGGGGACGTCGACCTCGGCTCCGCCGATCAGCGCGGCCGCGTACTCGTGGACTTTTGTGCCGCGCACGGTCGCCGCGCCCCACGACTCGAACCGGCCTTTTTCGATCTTGCGGAGCCGTTGCGAGACGCCGAGCTCGGCGAGCTCGGCCCAATTGTTCACCGCGTAATTCGCGGTTTCGCGCGCGGCGGCGTCGATCAGCGCCGGTTTCGGGACGCCTTCGCCGATGATGCGGGTGACCCCGTCGACCGGTTCGCCGTCGAGGAGGTAGCTGTGTCCGCTACCACGATTGATTCGCCGGGTCGCGCCGGGCATGGCGCGCGCCTACCCGGCGGTCTGCGCCGGCCGGAGGAGGTCGTCGAGCACCCGTTTGGGGATGCGGTACTCCCGGCCGACGCGCATGTACGTCAGCTTCCCGGCCCACAGGAGCCGGTAGATCACCTTCGGATGCACGCCGAGCTCGGCGGCCATCTCGTTCACCGTGAAATAAGAGGTTTCGTGGCGTGTCGGCATGATGCTGGCGGACCCCCCAGAATGGTCGCCGTTGCGCTCCACCGGTCCCCGTTACCGCGTGCGCCGCGTGGTAGGACTGTGCCCCCATGTGGATCAGGAGCCTAAACAGGCCCGTCCAGCCCGGTCGAGAGAACACTCGGGGCCACTTTGGCCGCCAATGTCCTGTAGTGGTCTTCAGTACCGTGGAGTACCGAAACTCTGCCCGATTGGGCAGTTAGTCAGTCCGGACTAACTCGACAGAAGACCGTCAGGCCGTGATCCGGTCGAGCATCGCACCCATGGCCGCGGCCGCGTTCGCGTGCAGCACCGGCCGCATTTTCGCGTAGACCTTGTGCGTCACCCCGATGTTCGCATGGCCGAGCATCACCGAGATGTTCTCGAGCGACTCGCCGGCCTCGCGCCACAGCGTCGCGGCGGTGTGGCGGGTCGCGTGGAAGGTGAGCCGGCCGAGCCCGGCGGCCTCGGTGTGGTCCTGCCACCAGTCGAGGAGTTTGCGGCCGGTGTGCGCGGTGCCGATCGTCGTGGCGAACACCACGTCGGGGTCGTCCCATATCAGCGCCGCGGCGCGTTCGGCGAGCTGCGCCGTCCGATGCTGACGCAGCGCGGCGACGGTGCGCGCCGGCAGCGTGAGGGTGCGGCGGCCGGCCTTCGTCTTCGCGGTGGTCACCTTGAGTGTCGGCGGCACCGCGTCGAGGTCGAGGTCGGACCACCGTAGGTTCACACACTCACCGCGCCGCAGGCCGGTACTGATCGCGACCTCGGCCAGCGCGGCGAGCCGGTCGCCGCGCACCTGATCGAGCGCGGCGCGTATCTCGTGGTGCTCGAGCGCGTCGTCGATACGCGGTTCGGTTTCGGGCGGCGGATCGGTGCGCGTCACCGCGTTGTAGGGAACGAGCGGCGGGTCCTGCCGCAGCGCGATATTCAGCGCCCGCGACAACGCGAACCGGGCCTGCGCGATCGTCGAGTCGGACAGGCCGCGCTCCTCCATGGTCCGCATCATGCGTTCCACGTCGACCGGTTGGAGCTTCGCGAGCGGGATCGGTCCGAGCTCGGGCACGAGGTACAGGCGCACCGCCCGCCGGTAGGCGCGGCGCGACTCCTCGGCCAGCTTGCGGGGCAGGAGGTCGGCCGCCCACAGCTCGAGCCACCGGCCGACGGTGTACCGGGCCGAGGTGATCGGCCGGCCGGCGTCGCGGTTGGCTTGCAGCGCCCGCATGTTCGCGAGCATCTCGGATTTCTTGCGGCCGGTGACGCGTCGCCGGTTGCGTTTCCCCGGCGTCGTCGGCGGCAGCTCCACCGTCCCGATCCACAGCTGCCGCGCCTCGTCGAACTGGACTCCGCCTTCGCCGTATCGTCTCGTGGCCATGTGATCGATCCTCTCCTCGGCCCCACGTCGTGTCTAGTGGTGCCGTTCGGTGGTGCCAACGGCCACCAGGAGACTAACCGCGAACGTAGGAACTAGGCGGCACGTAGGGGTACCGACAGGTACTAGAATGTCCTGCTTCCGGTATGTGACACATACCGGCCCGGCCACCTCGGCGCGCGCGTCAGGCCAGGTCAGAGGCCGTTTCCGGGCCACCTCGAGGCCGAGGTGGTGCCGTTCGTGGTGCCATCGGTCGCGATTTCTAGACCAGGAACGCGAGCGTCAGCGCGACCAGGCCGGCGCAGATAATCGACCGCCAGAGGTCGCGCGCGTAGGCCGCGAGCATGCCCGCGACACCGAACAGGACCGCGGCCACGATCAGGTAGACCAGCACCGCGCCGGCCGGCTTGTTTGCCAGGTAGCTGATTGCCGCGAACATCACAGGTCCGTCGGTGCGCCGTAGAACCGGGCCGCCCCGAACGCGAACACTCCGCCGTCGGCGGCCACGAGCCAGTAGCCGTCACCGTCGGGAGTCGCGCTCATGCCGACCACCGGTGCGGCGAGCGCCTCGCCTCCCATCGATCCGTAAAACCGGGCATCGCCGTAGGCGAACACTCCGCCGTCGGCGGCCGCGATCCAATATCCGAGCCCGCTCGGTGTGCTGACGATTTCCACCGCGCCACCTTTCGTCGGGGCCGGCGAGCTCGCGCCGCCGGCCATGCATGCATCGACAATCGCCGGCCATACGTCCATGGTCCGGTCGCCGGGGCACACGGTCGAGCTGCCCGGCGAGTCACGATGGGCGCGCACGGTCGGCGCGTCGACCACGTAGCCGCGGGCGCGTGCGTCGGCGACCGCGCCGCCGATCAGGTCCACGTCGGCGTCGGACACCTGGTGTTCCATCCGGTTGCCGGACAGGCACACGTCCACGCTGTCGCCGTTGTAGTTCAGCGTGCCGAACGAGTCCCACACCGTCCTCAGGTGTTCCCAGGCGGTCGCGCCGATCCAATAGGTGTAGCCGCCGTCCGCGCCGCGGGCGGTGTCTGACGGTGCGCCTGCGCCTTCGTGGTGGACGGTGACGAGGTCGACCGGCGCGGGCATTAGCCGGCGGCGTCGTCGTCGTCAGGCTCGGGGTCCGGTGCCGGTGCCGGTGCCGGTTCGGTCACCGGCCATTCGCCGGTGTCGACCTCGTCGCCGTGTTCGCCGTTGTCGGGAGTTTCGGTCGGTGTCATGGTGTCGCCTTTCGTTAGTTCGGAGGAGGAGTGCTGCCCGCGACCGGGCCGATATCTTCGACATACATTTCCCGCCACGGCGCGTTCAGCGTCACCGGGACATAGGTACTGGTCCCGAGAGCGCGCGAGTTGAACCGGGCGAACGTGTGCGGCCCGGCCGTGAGCGCGCCGACCTCTTTGGAAAAGTCAGACATGAACCGGCCTGCCGATCCGGATGCGTAAAACACGATCTGATGTTGCGCGACCAACGGCGACGCGACCGTCGGGGACGCGGCCCCGCCGTCGCGCACGTTCAAATACCAGTCGTCGCCCGCCCCGCCGTTCGCAACCTCGTTTTGTTGCACCACGCGGTAACGCCGGTTCGCTACCGCGGTAAACGCCAGGTCACCTAATACCGCGTCTTTCGTTTCCGCGCCGGGAGACGTGGTGCCGTTCACGGTCGATACCAGCGGCGGCGCGACCAACCCCCACGGAACATTCCACGGCCGGTTCGTCGGCAGCGCGAGGCCGGACACCGGCCGCCGGTCGGCGATGTTGCCGGCGACGATCGAGGATGAGCCGCCGGCGACGTAGACCTGCGCGAGCGCGACCGCGCCCGCCGGGATCGCGGGCACGGTCGGTGTCGCGGCCACAACTCCCGCGATCGCGCTGAACACGAAATCGTTATTTACTCCGCCGTCGAGGTCGTTGCCGCGCGCCTGACACACGATCAGGTCAATGCGATTGTTACCCGCGGCCGGGGCCGCGATCAGGTTGACCGGTTCGGGCGCGTCCGAGGTGCACAACGTCGTGCCGGTGTTATTCGGGGTCGGGACCGCGACCTGTCCCGGTGCGACGGAGACGGCCATGCCCGCGCCCGGTGTGACCGCACAGCCCGAACAGGCGGGGATCGGCCACAGCGCGCCGAGGAGCCGCCGGTCGACCCCGGCCGCGTAGGACGAATTCTGTAACCATTGCGGCGCATACCTGGTCATGCCGTCACCTCCGAGTGAGCGCGGATATGTCGCGGTTCACGCGCCGGAACGCGGACCGCAACGTCGCGAGGACTTTGCCGACGGTCAACTCGACCTGTTCGTCGCCGTCGTCGCCGATACCGAAATTGATACCGAGGACCCGAACCCCGGTGTTCACGTTCAGGCGGCCGGATTGGACTACGAGCTGCACCGTGTCGCCCATGTTCGGCTGGCCGTACTGGTAGGTGCCCGGTGTGAGCACGAGCGTGTACGCGGGGAGGAGCGTCGCCCACAACGCGAGGTCGCCCGCCGCGTGCTGCACGAGGGTGTTCGTGTCGGTCACGTCGGCGAGATTGTTACCGACCATGAACAGGCCGACGAGCGGCGCGCTCGAGGTCGCTTCCGGGTCCCACGCGTCGCGCGTCACCTGTAATGCGTCGGCGGCGGAGCTCTGACTGTTGCCGAGCTCGCGGACGTAGTTCGCGTAATCAGCGCTGGTGATCGAGCGGGTGAGGCCGGCGACGTTCGTGCCGTAGACCAGCGCCATATCGGATCGGATGACACCTTGCGCGGGATAGAACAGGCGCAGGACGTCGGTGCCGGCCGGTGTGCCGAGCGCGGCCGCCTCGGGTGCGGGCAGCACGTCATAGTCGAACCCGGACTGCACCTTCGCGAGCAGGTCGACCGCCTCGAACACGGTGGAGTCGCCGTAGTAGGTGCGTTGCCGTATCTGGCCGGACAGGCCGCGTGCTGCGCCGGCCGGCGTCACCGGCGCGGCGATGAGCGGCAGATAGCTGCCCGGCCGCAGGTCGGTGCCGCCGGTGGTGACCTGTTGCGATGCGAGCTGCACGAGCTGGCCGACAAGCGTGTCCTGGTCGACGTTGTACGGGGTCGGCGCGTTCGAGGTGAACATGCGCCGCTCGAGCATCGCGAGATAATCGTGCGCGGTGAACGTCACGACGTGCGAGTCGGCGGTGACCTGGTCTTCGGATTGTGTGATCGGCCCGCGGAACATGCACACGTCGCGGCCGGCGGCGTCGGACCACCGCCAGGCGAGCACGTCATGTTGGAGCTCTTGGATCAGCGCCGCGGCCGGACTGTGTCCGTCGAGGGTGAACGTCAGCTGCGCGGCCGCGTCCCACGACTGTTCGAGCCGGCGGCCGCGGGCCTCGTCCAGCTCGAGCATGATCGTTTGTTGCCACGTCGGCGCAGGTTGCCCGAACGTGGCGAACGTCCGGTCGTGCAAGGTGAGCCGCCACCGGCCCCGGCCGGGTGGCATCACCGCCCGCGCGTCGAGCTCCTCGAGGACGGTCACGAGAGGTAGCCGTCCTGCCAGGTCGCGACCACCTGACTGACGCCGGTGGTCGACGTGCCGGAAATTGTCATGCCCCAATCGGTGTTCGGGGCGAGGAGCGGCCACGCGTTCGCGGACCAGTCGATCGCGGTGAGCATGTTCTGTGCCGGGTCGCCGTTGTAGTAGGCGGTGTGCTGGCGGGTGTCCACGTCGACATAGCTGCCGCTCGCGACCATGAACGTGGACAGGAACGCGACCCGGAACGTCGGCCCGGCCGGCGGACTGAACACCACGACGGGGCCGCCGATCGGCCCCCATATCCGCAGGGTCGGTTGTATCGGCACGTCACCGGGACTGTGCAGCGTGGCGGTGTTCGGACTGCCGCCGGTGCCGGGATACACACGGTCGAAGGTGAGCGGGTAGGTGCGGCCGGGGATCGTGGCCGAACCGGCCCACGCGATCGCCTGCCGCACGGTCGGGTCCCGCGCGATCGGGTCCGCCGCGACCCACGCGAGGTGCACGTCGCGTTGCTGGTCGCCGATCAGCTGCCAGTCATAACTCGCGGGCCGCACCGTGAGTGTGTGCTCGAGGCCGGCCGGTGTTCCCACGTCGAGGACGTAGTGAAGGACCGGCCGGGCCGATGGGAGCATGAACGGGCCGAACATGCGGGCCACGTCGTCGATCACCGCGCCCGCGCCGGCGAGCGCGGTGATATCGGCCGACACCGCGCGCGGCCCCATGAATTGGGTTCGGTCGATTGCGCCGTCGGCGTCGGGCAGGTTGTCGATCACCTCGCGCACGGTCGGCGCGCCGAGGTCGAGCGCCGAGCAGAAATAGCCGGCCGATTCGTCCTCGAGCGGCACGGTGTTTCCCTGCCAGGTGAGCCACGCGGCCCGGACGCACACCACGGTCACACCTGCCGCGATCGGGTGAGGTTGCCGAGCCGTTGTGTGAGTACGTCGAGGTCGACCGGTTCCACGAACGTCGCGTGTTCAATGTGGAGGACCGGGCCGAGCCGCCCGCGCGGTAACGGTGTGATCGCCTCACCCGCGTGCGCGAACACCAGGCCCGATTGTGTGATGAGCCCACCTTGGGCGAGGTGGTCGATGTGCGGGAGTCCTACGTCCGCGGATGGCGCGGTGAACGGGCCGAGTTTCCATCCGCCGATGTGAATTTTCGGGAACGCGTCCCACAGGTCGATCAGCGCGTTTATCGCGGCGCGGAACGCGCCGGTGATTCCGTTGAACATGCCGTCGAACGTGTGGACCAGCTGGCCGGGCAGACCTTCGAGCCACGTCTTGAACGTGTCCCAATATCCCTTCACGTCTGAGATAACGGTGGTGGCCGCGGATTTCGCCTTGTCGAACAGGCCGGACAGGACACCACCCACCCGGCTGACCAGTCCGCCGAACCATCCGACGATCGTGTCCCATATCGACTTGATGAACGCGACCGCGTCCGCGGCGAGTGACTTGATCTTGTCGAAATTCTTCCATATGAGGTAGGCGGCGAGCGCGATCGGCCCGGTGATGATCGCGAGGAGCAACGGCCAATTGTTCTTGATCCAATCCCATACCACCGAAATTGTCTTTTTGATCGCGCCCCATATCGTGTCCCAATTCTTGTAGAGGAGCACGCCGATCAGGATGAGACCCGCGACCGCGGCAACGATCAGGAGTATCGGGCCGAGCGCGAGTCCTTCGCCGGTGGCCATGAGCGCGCCGCCGGCCTCGAAGATGGTGCCGGCGGCCATGATCGCGACCCCGGCGAGCTGCAACGCGGGACCGTATTTCTGGCCGAACGTCGCGACCTGGTCGGTGATCTTCGCTTTGAGCGCGTTCAGCTTGCCGCCGAACGTGTCGGCCGCCGCGCTGGCCTGACCTTTTGTGACCGCGGCCACCTTCCCGATCGCGGTTGCGCCGGTGTTGGCAGAATTTTTCACCTGATCTTGTGCGGCGGCGAGCCGGTGGTGTGCGCCGAGCGCGGTGAGCGCCGCGCCGTTCACCTTGTCTTGCGCGTTGCGGAGCGCGATCGCGGCGGACACCGAAAGTTTCTTTTTCGTCGCGTCGATGGTTTGGAGGTCGTTCAGTCGCCGTTTCGCGGCCGCGTACCGGGTGTCGGCGGACTCGGCGAGTTTCGTGTCCTTGAGCACCGCGGCCTGCGCGCTGCCCGATTTCACGACGGTGACTCCGAATTCTTTCAGTAGTCGGGTGTTGCCGTTGTAGACCTTGCCGAGCTGGCCGGCGGCGGAGCTCAGGTCTTCGTGTTTCGCGGCGGACACGTCGAACGCGGTGTTCAGGATCGTCAGCGCCTTCGCCGGGTCGTGTGTCGCCTGCGTCAGAGTCTGCAACGCGTTTTGCGTCTCGGCCGCGCCTTTGCCGTACTTTTCGCCCTTCTTAATCGCGCCATCGATCTGCTTGCCGTACTCGGACCAATCGTGCCCCGACGCGTCGATCGCCGCGGAAAGTTGCTGGTGTGCGGCCTGTTCGTGTGAACCGAGGCCGGAGAGGAGCGCGCCGACACCGGCGACACCGGCCCCGGCACCGAGGAGCGCCGGCCCGATTTTCTTGCCGTTCGTGATGATCGAACCAATGGCATCATTGATTCCGGCGAGCGCGTTGCCGAACGGGCCGAGCGTCCCCGACGCGTTCAGCGTGCCGAGCATTTTCCCGAAACCGGCCTGCGCTTTCGACGCGGCGGACTGCGCCGCGGTGCCGGCACCGGCCATCGACTGGCCGAGGCCGCGCAAGTCGCCGAGAATCCGGACAACTACTGACGGGCCGGCCATCGATCAGCGCCGTTTCGCGTCCGCGATCGCCCGCTGTGTTTCGCGCGCGTCGCGTTCCATGTGCCGCACGAACGCGCTATACGTGTCGTCGTCGAGCGCGTCGACCTCGGCCGGTGTCATGCGCCAGTAGTGGCAGAACGCGGCGAGGTTGCCGAGGACTCGCGCCCGGTAGGGTCCGCGATCTGCAACACCTCGGTGTCGACCGAGAATGCGAGGTCGGCGCGGCCGGACCACTCCCATAAGGTCGCCGCGTCGGGCATGTGCCCGGACCGGTCGGCGCGCCGGTACAGCTCGCCGAACGCGGTGGCCTGCCACCGGGTCGCGTCGTCGTCGGGGTCCTGGAGTATGTCGGTGAGGGTGCGGCCGGACGCCTTGTGCATCGCCCGCATTGCGTCGGCGGACAGGCGCAGCGGTTTATTCACGTCGATCGCGACCTCCTCGAGCGCCCAGCCGGGCCGCTTCGCGGTGTCAGTCATGTACCGCACCTCCGTCGTTCGTGGTGTTCGTCCACACCGTGTCGGTATTGAGCACTCGGCCAATCGCGGCCGAGTAGCTCTCGGCGGCGGTGCCGGCCAGCTGGCGCGCCGCGGGGAACAGGTACCGTCCGGACGCGACAAATTGGCGGGCGGAGCCGTCGGGACGGTGGCCGCCGAACTCGACCCAGCCGGCCCACGGCACCTTCGGTGAGCCCATGCGGACCGCGGCACCGGTCCGGGTCCCCGACGTGCGGACACTGTCGAGGAGCCCACCGGCGTCGGTGCTCCGGTCCTCGCGCGGCAACGTCGAGCGGGTCAGCTGCGCGACCGGTTCCGCGGCCTGACGGCCCGCCTCCTGTATCGCCGCGTACAGCGGACTCGACACATCGGTCGCGAGCCGGTTCAGGTCGCGCCGCAGCGCGGCCATGCCGACTACACCGACGATCGGATCGGAGCCGGCCATCGGTTCAGCTGGTGACCTCGGCCGGCGGCGCGTCGAAAATCCAATCGATATCGACCTCGGACGCGGTGCCGGCGGTGCCGCCGATCAGCGTGAACGCCTGCGGGATCACATCGCCCTCGAATGACGGGTTCGTGACCGCGACCGGCCGGCCTTTGTAGGCGCGGACCTTGACCGGGCACAGCGTCCCCGCGGACTGGTACGCGGTCAGCGCGGTACTCAAGGTCTCATACGTCGCGCCCGCGTCGAACGCCTGCGCAAGCTTCGCCTTGAAATGCCATTTCACCGAACCGGGGTACTCCTTCTCCCCGCAGAACGTCACCTGATCGATCGGCTTGTTTTCCGGTTCGACTGACACCTCGAGGCCGAGACAGGACAGGTTCGCCGCGCCGATCTCGACATATGCGTCGGTCATCATCACCGGCGAGGCCACCGGCGGTGTCGGGTCCACCCGCGGGGCGGGCGCGTAGTCGGTGTCTGTCATCGGTTCACCTTTCGTCACATGAGAATTCGGAGGAGCAGGTCGGCGGCGAGCACGTCGACCCCGGCGACTCGGAGGAGCCGCCAATTGTCCTGAGGTCCGGGGTCGACGAGCTGCACCAGCCCGCCGAGCGTCGAGTCGGCGGCGGTGAGCGCGTCGTACGCGAGCTCGAGGAGTTGGTCGACCCGGTCGACCTCGCCGGCACCACCGGCGGCGAGCATCGGGAGCATGGCCTCGTCGGTGCCGAAATGTGGTGTGCGGTAGTTCACGGTGCGCGGATACCCGACGATGTACGCGGGCGGGTTGAACGTTTCCGGCGGTGACGCGAACGCGGGAACGGTGTCATCAATCGCGGCGAGGATCGGCACGAGCGCCGCCGCGACCGGTGCCCGCTGCCACGTCACCCGAACACCAGCGGCGCATAGCCGGAGTACAGCGCGTCGATATCGGCGTCGAACCGGCCCACGCGGATGACACCGGTGTCACCCCATCCGATGGTCCCGTCGATCGAGTCGCGCCGCCGGTACAGGCGGCCGGCGTGGAACATGCACGCCTCGTGGCATGGGTCCGGCAACGTCGTGGTATCGCCGGGATAGATCGGCAGGCCGGTCGTTGCATCCTTGCCGAGATGGTCGATGCCGTAACCGATGGCCGCGGCCAACGCGGTACCGAGCAGCGCGTCACTGTCGGGGTCCACCGCGAGCCGGAGAAACTTGCGGACCTCCGGCAATGTCGGCCACGCGGCCATCGATCACACCTCCCCGGTCAGGTCCGGCGGCGGCCACCGCCGGTCGACCCACCGGCGCTCGAGTCGTCGACGTCGGCCTCCTCGGCCTCGGCCATGGTCGGCAGGTTCGTCACCGCGGACAGGTCGAGCGGCACGAACGCGGCCGTGGACAGCGACCCGTACGCGATGTAGCCGCCGTACGCGACTTGCACACCGAGGATCGACGGTTCGATCACCGACAGGAGCCCGAGCACCTCCTCGTACGGTTCGTACAGGGTCGAGTTACCGACGATGCACGTTTTCGCGGGGAGGAGCGGGACCACGATCCGGGGCAGGCCGAGAATGTCGCCGCGGAAATCGGCGAGCGAGCTGCCACCAATGTCGAACCCGTCGGTTGAGTCACCGCCGACTTTCGCGTCGGGCGGCAGGACCACGCGCGCGGTGTCGACCAGCGAACCGAGCGCGGCCCACACGTCCAGCGAACACCACATGCGGTCCGGCATCCTCTGCCCGGCGCTGTAGGCGTGCATCGCCGCGGTGTAAAGCGCGTGGGTCCAGTCGCCGAGGACGGGCGTGGCCGGAAGCGCGGGCGGTTTGGTGCCGAGCGCGGCGGTCGCGAACGCGGCCGCCACCGCGGTTTCGGTTTCGATCGCGTACTGTTGCGCGAGGTCGCGCACGAGAATGTCCCACGCCGCGGGTGAGGTCCAGTCGATGTCCTGGCGGGAAATGTCGACGTAGCCGCCGTGCGTTTCCTTCGTGAACGTCAGCGGCGCGATCGTCATTTTCCGCGACGGCAGCGCGGTTTTTTCTGCCGTCTGTTTCCCCGACTGCGTGTGAACGGTCACCTTCGGCCGCGAGAATTGTGTGCCGGGAATGCCGCCGAGCGCCTTCGCGCCACCGAGCGACGTAATCAGCGGCCGGTTCGCGTCGACCAGCGAAACGACCTGGCCGACGATCGGTTGCGGCAGAATGCCGGGCGTGTCGCCGGTTGTCTGATCGGCGCGTTGCGCGTACGCGAGCCGGGCCGCGGCCTGATCGTCGGGCACGCCCCGTTCCATGATGCCGTGCGCGCGGAGGTAGTCGACCAGGAACGCCCCCGCGGTGCGGTACTGCACCCGGTCGCCGGACAGGTCGGCGCGCCGGCCGGCCGCCTCGACTGTCGGGTGCGGCAGCGCGGCGACGGTCGAGTCGTGCGTCGATCGGAGCTGCTCATACTCCTCGAGCGGGTCGATCTGTTCGTCGAGGAGCCCGATACGTTTCCGGGCCGACTCGAGCAGGCCGCGTTCGGCCTCGGACAAGTCGCGGTTTTCGACCTGACCCAGAATTGAGTCCATGGTCGAAATCTGTTCGGCGCGCTCGGCGCGCTTCGCCTCGAGGACGGGATTAGGCATGGGATCACCTCGCGTGTTTCGACGTGTCGGGGCCGCTAGGTGCTGGCGCACGACTGCCGAACATGCGGTGACCTCGAGCCGTGCCGAGGTGGCGGCGGCGAGGTCGGCCGGTTGGCGGGTCGGCCGCGGTCTAGTGCTCCGGTGAGCGTAACGCGTCGAGCTCGGCGCGCCAGCCATCTAACAGCGGTGTGCCGGCCGGGCCGCCGGGCCGGTCGTCGGACCGGTACGCGGACCGAACCATGGTCACCTCTGCGCCGGTGAACGCCGGTACCGGTGTGAGTGACACCTCGAGCAGTCGGGACTCGGCGCGCGTCAGCCAATCTTTATGTTCGGGGCCGAGGTCCGGAGCCCACGACTGCGCCTGTTTCGTGACCTCCGACCGGATCGGTTGAAACCCGATCGAGAGGCCGAACGCACCGTCGGCGGCCCCCCGCGCGGCCCGTTGCGCCTCGTCGGTGTCGGCCAGTTTCCACACCCCGGTCAGGCCGTCATCATGTTTCCACGACTCGGCCAGGCCGACCGGGAACGCGGCCCGGTCATGGAACATGAGTAACGGCAGATTCTTGCCGCTCCCGGCCTTCGTCGACTGCAGAAACGACCGTTGCGCATGCCGTTCCATGAACAGGCCGAGGTCGGCCCATTCGTCATAGGGCACCGCGCGGCCTTCGAGGTACCGGTACACGCGGCCGGCACCGACCGCCTGCGCGTCGCGCAGCTCGAGCCGGGCGACGTAGGTGCGGAGCTCTGGCGCGTCGATCATTGCGGACCTCCCATCTCGCCTTCGGGTAGTGGCGCGTTCGGGTCGGCCGGCGTGGCCGGTTCGAGGTCGGCACCGACCCCGGTTGCGCCGGGCATGTCGGGCGGTAGACCTATCTCAATTCGGGCCTCGGCCAACGTCATCAGCCCCGCCTGGTAGGCGGCGACCGCGGCGGTGGTCGAGGTCGCGAGGTCTTCGCGTAGGAGCTGGGACCGCCGGAACCGGATCGAGGTCCCGCGCGGGAGCCATGCGTCGGACCACACGTCCTCGAAATCGGACAGGATCGGTTCGAGCGACGTGCGCAACACCTGTTGGTATTGCGGCCCCGCGGTGCGGTACGTCATGCCCGCGACCGGTGCGCCGAGCCAGTAGCCGTCAAGGTTGAACATGTTGGCCACGTCGAGGAGCGACAGGCGGCGCGCTTCGGCGAGCTGCGTGTCGGTCGGTGACCACGCGAGCGGGATCACCTGCGTCCCCGCGGGGAGGAACACCGGTTCGCGTTGCGGGCCGGCGAACTTGTCCGCCCATCGGGCCTTCGCGTCGTCGGCAATGTCCTGCGTGATCTGCGCTTGCGGTGTGATGACGGCCACCGACGGGACCGCGCCACCTTCGAGCGCGCCCCGTTCGTACTCCTCCTCCATCGCGACCCGGTCGAGGGTGGAGAGATACTCCTCGACCACACCGACACCACGCACCGGGTACAGGCGGTCCGCGCCGCGCCGAACGTGGACCACGTCGGCGAGCGGAAGCTCGCGACCGAGGTACGTGTACGTGATCGCGGTTTCGTTCCACGGTTGCCACACGATGTAGACCCAGGAGGCCGGTAACCACGTCACCGCGAGCGGCCAGCCGTCCGCGCCGCGGGCGGTGACCAGGCTCACCGCGTTGCCGGACAGGAGGTAGTCCTCCACGTTCACTTGCACGAACCAGGACCCCGCGCGCGCGGGGTCGGGCCGTTGACACAGCCGCGGGGTCGGCGCGATCCGGGTGAACGTCCGGTACGCGTCGATCGGCATTTGTTTCGTGAGCCCGCCGAACAGCTGCAACGCCCGGCCCACCGCGGGGATACGCCGCGCCGAGGTGGTGTCATACACATACGGGCCGGGTGTGCCGTGACTGGCAATACCGGGCGGCGGGATGATCGATGCGCCGCCACCTTGCCGCCAGGCGACCTGCCGCGCGGGCGCGGCGAGCATTACCACACGCGCAGACTAGACCCGCGTTCTACTACCACACGCGGAAGCTGCCGAGGTCGACCGGTGCGTGATCGTAGGCCCACACCGCGCACGTCGCGGCGGTGAGCGGCGCGATCGACACCGACGATTGCCGGCGGCCCCACGCCCACGCGTCGGCGAGGGTGCGCCGGGCGGCCGACGCGGCCGCGGCGTCGAGACTGGCATGCGGCCGGTACCGGACCGCGGGCGGGTCCGCGACGAGCGCCTCGAGCAGTCCCGCGCACGCGGCCGAATATTCGCGGGCCTTGAGGCCGATCAGGTCGAACCCGGCCCGCTCGAGCTGGTCGGCCACGTCGAGCGCCGGACCCGCGGCGTCATATCCGAGCGCGCGGGGCCGCCACCGGTCGACGAGCTCGGCCATACGTTCGGGGACCCATCCGACACCGGGCCGGCAGTCCGCGACCTCGAGCTCGAGCCCGCCGGCCGGGTCGCGCCAGGCGGCCACGATCGCCGCGTCGGACCGGTCGACCGCCACGTCGAACGCGAGCGCCACCGCGCCCACCTCCGGCAGCGGCAGGTCCGGGTCGGCCGCGGCCCGCCAGGCGGTGAGCGGAATCACTCGGGCCACCGTCGAGGTCCACCGGTTCCCATACGCGCGGGCGAACTCGTCCGGGCCGAGGAGGTCGAGCGCGGCGTGCATCGCCGGTTCACCGATCGTGCGGCCGTAGGCGGGGTGATATTCCGGCCAGCTCGCCGGGTCGACCGGGTCGAGGCCGTCGGGGCAGGACCAGTCGAAAAACGCGATGCCGTCCCGCCGGTCGGCGAGCGCCGCGGCACGGCCCTGTTCCACGGTGCCGAGCCACCACGTCGAGGTTGCATCACCCGCGGTCGAACATTTCAGCACCTGCGCGTTCGGGCGGGT